GGAGGAAACGGGACAAACCAATCTCTTGGAGATGTTATGTTCGACGGAGTTCCTGTATTCGTAGCAAACGGATTGGCTTCTAACTACATCGTAGCTGCTGAATCTTCAAACTTGTTCTTTGGTACAGGACTTATGTCTGACCAAAATGAAGTTAAAATTATCGATATGGCTGACATCGACGGAAGTCAAAATGTACGTATCGTAATGAGATTTACTGCAACTGTACAATATGCTTACGGTGCAGAGGTTGTACTTTACACACCTGCATAATTAGCAAATTAATAAACTGAAAGAGGGGTGGGTTCTTGCCTATCCCTTTTTTTTATAACTAACTTTTAAATAATAAAAAATATGGCTTGTGATATTACAGCAGGAAGAAACGATTCAAACTGCTTGGATAGTCTTGGAGGAATCAAGGCAATCTACGTGGCAAACTTCGCAAAAGGAATGTTTGCTGACGCTACCTTTACAGGGGAGGAAATTACGGCAATGGGGTCTGCTTACGATGTATTTAAATACGAACTAAGAGGAACAAACAACATTGACGAAGCAAACACAAAAGACATCAACGCAGGAACTTCTATCTTTGAAGCGAGTGGAACTATTACACTAAAGAAACAAGACGCTACAACACAAGCGCAAATGGTTCTTTTGTCTAAGGGTAGACCTCAAATCATTGCAGAAGGGTATGACGGTTCTTTGAGAATCTTCGGAATCAAGAACGGTGTAGATGTAACAGTAAACACTGCAAGCGGTGCAGATATGAATGAATTCAACGGATACACTTTGACTTTGGCTTCTAAGGAGGACAACTTGGCTTATTTCGTAGATTCTTCATTAGTTGCCGCAGGTGCAGCGACAGGATTCGACGTTCAAGCGAATTAAGAAGCGTTCTAACGCATTAAAAAGAGAAAGGTGTAGACTTAATTGTTTACACCTTTTTTATTGTCTTAAAAGCTACAAAAACATAAACCCATATAATTTGTTTTAAAATAAAAGAAATGATAATACTAACAACAAGCACGAACGCACAGGAATTGAAATTCATTCCAAGACAATACGCTGCTGATTCTATTGTATTAACAGACGAGGAAACAAACACAAGCACAAGTATTGATGCTACGTTCTCAAAGGATAGCTATTATCTAAAGTCTGATATTTCTTTCTCCTTAAAAAAAGACAAGTTTTATACTTTTAAGGTTTACAAAAGCGCACTATCTAACTTCGTACAAAGAGTAACGAATGACAATGGGACTATTGAAGCGCAGAACTGCATTCAAACAGACATCAACAAGGTTTTGGTTTACAATGGAAGAATATTTTGTACAGACCAAACGGTAAGTGATTATAGCATAAATAAGAATGTTTACACAGAACACGAAAGTACAAACGAATACATAGTTTACAATGAGTAGAAGAAATAACAAGTCAGAAATTGAGGTTGTATCTCTTTCCAAATACACAACTCCCGTTGTTGAAGAAGTAAAGAACAAAGAATGGGTAATGTACGGAGAGGACAACAACTATTTTCAATGGTTAATAGACAGAAGTACTAAATCAACAACCAACGGGGGAATCATTAACTCAATGGTTAGAATGATTTACGGAAAAGGATTGGATGCTACGGATTCAAACAGAAAGCCCGAACAGTATGCACAAATGAAAACTATCTTTTCAAAAGACGCTTTGCGTGGTGTTATAATGGACAGAAAACTTTTGGGGATGGGTGCTTTCCAAATCAACTACAAAGGCGGACAAGTAAACAAAGCCTTACATTTCCCTATGAATACTCTACGTGCTGAAAAATGCAATGACGATGGAGAGATTGAAGCGTGGTACTACCACCCAAATTGGGCAGAGGCGAAACCTTCCGATGAGCCTTTACGCATTCCTGCTTTTGGTTTTGGTAACGGAAAAGAAAACGAAATCTATGTAGTCAAACCATACGTTGCGGGATATTCTTATTATCCTCCCGTAGACTATCAGGGTGCTTTGCCTTATGCAGTACTTGAGGAAGAAATCGCTGACTACTTAATCAACGACACTTTAAACGGTTTTAGTGGTACTAAGGTTATCAACTTTAACAACGGAGTTCCCGACGAAGAAAAGCGCAGAGAAATCAAGCGTGATGTAATGAACAAACTTACAGGTGCAAGAGGGGAAAAAGTTATAGTTGCATTTAACAACAACAAAGAAGGCGCAACAACGGTCGAAGATTTGCCTTTGAATGACGCGCCACAACACTATGAATACCTTTCAAGAGAATGTCAAGAAAAATTGATTGTAGGGCATAAAGTTACTTCCCCAATGCTTTTGGGAATAAGAACAGGAAACAACGGACTTGGAAACAATGCCGACGAAATCAAAACCGCATCTTTACTTTACGACAATTTAGTTATCAGAACATTCCAAGAGGAATTACTTGATGTGATTGACGAGATACTTGCAGTAAATAGCATTTCCTTAAACACCTATTTTAAGACGATACAACCGCTTGAATTCACAGAAGTGGACAATGTACTTGACGAAGAAACAAAAGAGGAGGAAACAGGTGTTAAAATGAGTACTGATGACCTTTTGGCTGATTTAGGAGAGGAAGAAAACTTGGATGAATGGGAATTGATTGACGAAACAGAAGTTGATTACGATGCAGAAGAACAGTTGGATGCAGAAATAAACGCTTTAAACAATCCTAAAAAATCATTACTATCTAAGATTTACAATTTTGTAAGTACGGGAACTGCAAGACCAAACGCAAAGAGCAGTCAAGACAAAGAAATTAGAGACGTTAAATACAAAGTTCGCTATTCTTACGGGCCACAAAGAGTAAGCGCAAACAGTAGAGACTTTTGCAAGAAAATGGTATCTGCTAATAAGATTTACAGAAAGGAAGACATTGCACAAATGAGTCAAAGAGTTGTAAATGCAGGATGGGGTCCTAATGGTGCTGACACTTACGACGTTTTTAAATACAAAGGCGGAGGAGATTGTCATCACAAGTGGATGAGAAGAACGTACAGAAGCAAACAAAGCATTGACGTTAAGAATCCAAACGCACCAACAGTATCAACGAACAAGGCAGAGAAAGAAGGTTACAGAGTAAGAAACCCAAAAGAGGTTGCAATGAAGCCGAAGGATATGCCTTACAATGGCTTTTTACCAACAAATAAAAGATTCAAATAATGGCAGAGGTTTTACTAATTACGACAACAGACATCAAAAGAAATAGCGTTGTATCGGGTTCGGTAGACGTTGATAAGTTTATTCAATACTTAAAGATTGCTCAAGACATACACATCCAACAATATTTGGGTACTGATTTACTTGTAGCTATTCAAGGCAAAATTGAAGCCAACACAATAAACGATGCAGAGAATGCAAACTACAAAAACCTATTGACTAAGTACGTGAAGCCTATGCTTATTTATTGGGCATTGGTTGAATATTATCCTTTTGCCGCTTACACAGTCGCAAACGGAGGGGTTTACAAACACACATCGGAAACAAGCGAAACAGTAAACAAGGAAGAAGTTGATTTCTTAATTGAAAAAGCAAGAGCAACTGCACAGAATTACACACGCAGATTCATTGATTACATTTGTAACAACACAACTTTATTCCCCGAATATTTAAGCAACTCAAACGAGGATGTTTCTCCGAGTGGAGATGGTAATTTTGGCGGATGGGTATTGTAAAATAACTATGGCAGAAAAAAGAGGAAAATATAAACAGAAACAAAAAAACGTTCAGCGTTTAAAATTGTTTTTAAAAAAAGTACAAGATGGCAAACTCAATAAATTGGGGAAAAATATACGATAGCACTTATTGGGGTATTGGAGTAGACAATAATATTTCTTGGGGTATTGTTTACAAGAATTTAGGACTTGAGCAAAACACCAAGAATTTTCAGACGAGGGTTCTTGCTGATGGTGGAACAATAGAATCTTTGGGTTGTGTGAACGACTTAGTTCCTCCCGTTAGTGATTCAATAGTTCCTTCTTTGTTGTCTACATTAGAAGCACGTTCAACGTATTACGAGAACCAACCTGCGACATTCCTTGCACTAACTAACCTTGAAAACATTGATTTATAATGGCTAATCTATTAGACAAAGCGAGTATTATATTAACTCCAACGGCATACAGTAAAGATTCTCTACATAATGTTATACCAAGTTCAGAACCCTTTGGAGACATTACACTTGTTCAAGATGGCTCATCCACAAGAGTAAACGAAAGCGGATTAGTCGAAACAGTATCAACAGATATTCCGAGAATAGACTACTCAAAAGGAGAGGG